AAGAATAATCAGTAACATCGCCCGTCCTATTGAAAGGATCGTTCGAGCTAGTCACCGTGATAAGAAAAGGACCGCCACCTACATTTCTAGCAACGATCATTTCTTTTCCGGTCAATGCGGTCTGTTCCATGTTGGCAACATCGGCAGCAAGGAAAGCAATATCGGCAGCGTCGCCAACCGAATAGTCGCCGATGGACCCGAGTGGAATTTGCGCTGTATGAGTTATTCTTGGCATTGTTTTCTCCTATTAAGTTCTGGTTGCGGCCGTTCTCAAAACCGCGAATTCAACCGAGCTATTGTCCGCATTGAAATAAAGATTGCCGTCGGGCTGCCTCCAACCTACTGGTTCGAAAGGTCCGAAAGCAGCGAAACTTCTCTGTGGCAAAGTATAAGAAACAGTAATCGTTCTGCCGAAAGGATCTGGCACTCCTTCGATCGTAACGAGGTGCGGAACTGAATCTGTATTCCTCGCCAATAACAATTCTTGACCTCTGCCCCCTCGCATTTGAAGTTGATCTTTTTCTACCGTATCGCTTGAGTTCCAAGAAAAGGCAGCATCGCCCGCTACCGAGTAATCGTTTCTCGATCCCAAGGGAGTAATTACTGAATGGGTTTTTCTAGCCATCTAAGGAGTCAACCCTTTCCTTGCCGCGTAATTGCAGACGATCTGCGCTCGATGGTTGTCGTCCCTCCCCAGGGAGAACGGACTCTGCTGCGCTGCTATTCTCATAAAAAATGATCCGCTGAGAGTGACATTGACTTGTTTGTTGAGCGCGACCCAGATCGATTCAGCCAAAGATCTTGCCGCTGAGTAGGCTTCAGCCCTCGTATAAACCTGAAAAGTTGGCTGCTCGTAATTCACTCCGTCGATGTCATGGGCGAAAGCGGGAGTGGTTCCAGAAGTTTCTACCACGGCCGTCGCTGTCTCGGGCGCGTTCTGAGGCATATCCCCAATGAAAAGATCTGTTCCTTGAACACCAAGTCCCTCGTCTTCAATGAATTGACCAACGGATTCTATCAGCCCCATTACCTAAACCTCGGTTCCGCTTCCATGAGTAGAAAAGCAATTCGTCTGTCCATGTTTCTTTGCGCTCTGTTAAAAGGCTTTTCAAGGTATTTGCTTCCGCCGACTTTATGCCTCGCCGAAAGATCTTCGTGAACGATCAAGGCATAGCCCACAGAGATTTTGTTTTTAGCACCACCGACATTTCCTTTTCCCGCTGGACCCCCGAATCCTAATTCAACGGTGACCCCATTCCTGCTGCTAGTCTTTGGCTCTTCCACGAAGCCTGAACTTCTCAGATGTCCGAGATCGACAGGAACAAAATCCTCTTTTGATTTGCCAATGATCTCTTCGCCGATCTGGAATAACGCACTACCTAAAATCTCGGGTGCCCGTTTGCCCAATTGCTTCAGGATTTGATTTGTTTCTTTCAACCCCTTGATCTGTATTCTAGCGAAAGGCATTACTTGAAAATTAAAACCTCGTGATGTGGTCCGTCTTCGTCTTCAACTTTATTGACCGTCAGGATCTCTGGTGTCGTTCCATCTGGGAGGGTCACTTTATAAGTGGTGTCTGCCCCCGTGATCTCGCCCAGATAAACTCTACCCCTCGCCAAGATCTCTTCACCGCTGGGGATCGTGACCCGTTCGGTCTTTTCTTGGACCCTCGCCGGATGGGTAGTCCCCACCGCGAAACTTCTTTGCCCGTATTTGTCAAGCCCAGTGCTCGCCTGAAGAGTCACCGTTGCTGGCATACAATCTAAAAAATCTTCGATCTTGCCAACGCCCGACATTTATTTCGCCTCCTCAAAGTCCTCCCTGGTGTCTTTGAGTCGATCAATATCGTGAATCTCTTTGAAGAGTTGTGGTTGAACCCTGTCTGGATCCTCTCTGAGCTCCCGCTTTCGATCTCTAAATTGTGCTGGCATGCTCGGCAGTTCGTATCGGCCTCGACCCTTTGCCCTGAGATCTACGATTCTCTGTCTGGTTTCTGACAAGCCGAATGACAGAGCGAGATCCCCGACTTTCTTTGAACTTAAAGTCCCGCTACTCGAGTTGATGGCGGTATCGAGTAGACAGGCAGCGGCCATGTAGATGTTCGCTTCCTGGGTCAACACCCATGCAATCTCCTCGTCTTCGAAAATGTTTTTGGTGCAATCGGTATCCTGCAGGAGGAATCGGACCGCATCGTTATCACTAGTTGAGGGATCACCGCTATAACTACAACTCATTGGGTAGGCTCCTCTGTGATCGTCTCGGGTTTTGCCGTTTCCGTTTCGGGTTCAGCCCCTTTCGTCTCGACTTCGGTGGCTTTTGTTTCAGCCTTCGATTGCTTCGTCTCGGTTTCATCTTTTTTCTTGGCGAGCTCCATCTGTTCCCTGAGAGTTTTTAGTTCTGCATTCATTCGACCCATTCGTTCCCGAGCATATCGAAGAGAGACGGACAGGACTGCCAAATCCTCTTCCATCAAGACCCTGGAATTACTAACGATGGTCACTCTTGTTAATGCTCGGTCCCTCGTTTCCTCACAGGTTATAGGTCGCTGTTGAGCGAAAGCCCCCGGCGCAAAAAATAAAATCAGACTAATTAACAGACCGAGATTTTTCATACCAACTCGTTCCGTTATAGATTAAAGTCAGCGTAGTGTCGTCCGCGCTTAAGAAAGCTGCGCCTAGGTCTATCGTATCCGCCGTGTGTGCATTGTTATCGGAAATCGTAACCTCGTTATCTATGAAAAGTAGAGTCAGGGTTTGCCCCGTAGTCCCACTCGTAATAGTCGTAACCGTATTACCGCTCACATCTCCGGTTATCGTTTGAAAGTTGCTCGTTGCTACCCAGGTCGCAGCCGCCACTCCCAAGGTTACGGAATCATCATCATTCCCCTGGACGGAACTGAAAGTGATTGTTGTCCCATCATCTGTGATGCTTGGCGTTTGATTGGTTTGCACACTTGAAGCCTGAACCAAGCCCCACAACAATGCGCCCGTGATTAATCCGATTCCAATTAGAGAATAAAGATTTTTTCTCATCGCATCCCCTTAGTTAAACGCTCTAACAACAATCGTATTTGTTCCACTGGCTGAGATTGCGCTGATTGAAGTAATTGCGTGTTCGTCGATAGAAATAGATTCCCCTGGTTCGAGAACGTCGTCTCCCGCCGTATCGGACGCGGGACATATCGCCGTTCCTCCTCCGTGGTCGATACAAACTCCGTCACCATTCGTTACAGGGGCAGAAATAAAAACTTTCCTAGAGGTAAAACCGAAAGCGAAATTTTGTGAAACCGCCGCAATCGCCGTATCAGTTATTGCGAAAAAGTTTGCGCCTGAATGGACAGGCCATATTTCACCCCGCACCGTTGTTGCAACCGGAGTATAATCTCCGTTCGATCCGAAGGTTGTTGCTAGGTCCGCGTTCGCGACTCCGAGGGCCATCACCCCGGCGTCGAGGGTGGTGTGGGAGATGTCCTCGCGCTTTGATATTTGGTTGTTGTCGCTGAAGATGTCGTTGTGCATCGCCACGACCATCGGCTCACCCGCCCTTGTGGTTGCAATCGGGGTATAATCAAAGGTGCTCCCGCCCCCCGCACCGAAGCCTGTCTGATCTTCGTTCTCTACTCCCCAGGTCGGGATGCCCGCGTCTCCGGTCGCGTGAGCCGTGTCCTCAAGTTTACTAACTTGAATGCTTGTCAAATATGCTGTGCTGTGATGTTGAGTTGTCAGCACTTGAGTCAAACTTGTGACGCCGATAAGCGAGTAGCGTAAATCAAGACCAGTGATAGCGGTTGGTGTTGTGGCTGAGTTTCTTATGACCAATGCAGGAACACCTGCGTCACCGTCTGCATGAAGTACACCCTCTTGTTTCCCAAGTTGATTGGCAATCGCTGTGTTGGCAGTAATCATCGGAATATTATATTGCCGCCCTGCAAGGTCGGTTGAAAATTGGGAATAGTCGCCGATGGCACCGACATTCCCTAGTCCGGTATGAATCACGCCGAGCGAAAAACTACCGCGATCTCCGGTCGTATGCGGAGCGTCTTCGAGAGGTAGCGCGGTAATTTGCGTCGCTTGATTCGCCGCGCTCGCGTCACCGCCGCCGCCACCGCCTCCGCCCCCTCCCCCTCTAGGAATAATCTGACC